GAGCTCGCTGAGCTCGCTGAGCTCGCTGAGCTTGATGAACTTGAGCCAATGGAAGACTCGAGTCCTGCACCAGAACCTCAATTCTTTTTTGAAGAGGTTGACGATTCTACGGAGTTGTCCCCAACGGTTATTGGGCGTTTCAAAGACGCAGACATTCACGAATACGTTGTCGTTAATCATCCATCAAAACCAGGCGAGAAACTAACCTGCACTTTCAGCCACGTTGTCCACGACACGAACATGTTCACCGTTCCAGTTGGTTGTTGGTTTGTGCTTTTGATGCCTGGCATCGTGTATACAGCGCCAGTTGAACCTGAAAATTCTGACGACTAAAGCAGAGACCTGCAGTAAAATCACATCATCGTCGATAAATACGACGTGAGCAGTAAACCTCACAGCTACGTTCGAACCGATTGTTAACGGTTATCTTCACACCGACACCCGTTTCCAGCTCCTTTGTTCGAGCACCCGACGTAGTACTTACCAACCCTTACAACATCTTCAGCCGCTGCTTGTTGGTTATCAATGCACTAAGGCCGTCACGCAACGGGACAGCAATCTCCCGGTATTAGTGACCGTTGTCTCTCATACGTTAGAGAGGTGTCCTGCCTAGAAGGACGGTTTCATGCTAAACTAGGCTGGTTTCGTGTTAGAGTAAATGCGATAGTTGCACGGAAGAAAACGTGATAGTTGCGAGTTAGAAAACTCGATAGGACATGGATTATAGAAGTCTGAACAACTTCTCCATGGCTGAAATCTCCGACTGCGAACTTCGCTGGAGATGTTGTAAGGGTTGAATCATGGAAAAACTTAGCACTGAATACGAATTTGATGTGACACGCCATAGCACTGGCGGCGTCACTATCGTCTTGACGCAAGTTGCGACGGGAAAAGTCAAGGTCTTCCGCCAAGCGGTTGGTCATGTTGAAAGCCTGTACTCGCACATGTGTTCATTGACTGATTCGCAGTGCGAGCAGTGGTTCAACGAGCGAAAGCCAAAGGAAAAGAAGAAATGAAGACGATTCACCTTCCATTGGAAGAAGCGATTAGCTTAGCGGCGAAAGAGAACTTCGCGCGTGATCTTCGTGTTGGGTGCATCGACGCCGCAGAGTCGATGGACATTTACATTGAGGAAGCACGTCACCTTCTCACCACGACTGGTGAAAACTACGAACCAGAGTTTGAAGATCATCACATGATCTTTGTCAAAGCGTAATTTGTTGACCACGCTTAAGAGTCAACCGAAACACATAGGAGAACTTCACATGTCCAACAAGACCTACACCGATTTCGCAGCTGCTTCGACGACCAAGGCTTCCAAGGTCGTGACTCCGCAGACTCAAGTTATCCCGGGTCGTGAAGCCGAAATGGCTCGCAACAACGCTGGTGGCTTCACCTTCACGTTGGACAAGTGGGGCACACTGGATCGCTTCATCATGATCGGTTCCGAAGGCGGCAACTACTACGTTGGTGAGAAGGATGTGACCAAGCAGTCCTTCACCAATACGCTCGCTTGCATCGCAGAAGATGGTGTACGTGCCGTCAACCGCGCTGTCGAGTACTCGGTCGCCGGCCGCGCTCCGAAGAATGACCCGGCTCTGGTTGTGCTCGCACTGGCCGCAGCAAAGGGTTCGCCGGAAGTTCAAGCCGCTGCTTATGACGCGCTGCCGAAGGTGGCTCGTACGGGCACGCACCTGTTCACGTTCGTGAGCATCTTGAACTCCATGGGCAAGTGGAACGCTGCTGCAAAGCGTGGTCTGTCGAAGTGGTACACCAACCGCTCGATCGAGAAGCTCGCCGTCCAGATGCTGAAGTACCAGTCCCGCAACGGCTGGTCGCACCGCGACGTACTGCGCCTGGCGCACGTCAAGGCAACCAACGAAGTGCAGAACAACCTGTTCAAGTACGTCGTGAAGGGTGGTGAGGCTTTGTCTCAGGGCGACGCAATCCCGCAGCTCGTGGTGGACTTCGAGTACCTGAAGCGTGCAGATTCCGCCAAGGATGTTGTACGTCTGATCGAAACCAACAAGGACATCTCGTGGGAACTCGTTCCGACTCAGTTCTTGAAGGACAAGGACGTGCTGATGGCCTTGCTGCCGTCGATGGGTCTGACTGCGGTCATTCGTCAACTCGGCAAGCTGACCGCCGCTGGTGTGTTGGCTCCGATGTCGGAAGGCTCGAAGCTCGTGATGGCGAAGTTGTCCGATGCTGAAGCTCTCAAGGCGCAGCGTGTTCACCCGATCACGATCCTGCAGGCCCTGAAGCAGTACAGCGCAGGTCACGGTGAACGCGGTTCCCTGGTTTGGTCGCCGAACCGGCGCATCGTTGATTCGCTGAATGACTCGTTCTACGCAGCTTTCGGCACGCTCGAGAAGACTGACGCAGGCCAGTACATCGCGGTGGACGTCTCCGGCTCCATGTCGTGGGATTCCTCCAAGGTGAATGGTTCGCCGAACCTGTACGCTCGTGATGTTGCTGCCTGCATGGCCATGGCTATTGCTCGCACATCTTCGAACTACTTCGTTGGCGCCTTCAGTGGTCATATCCAGGAGATGAAGATCTCGCCGAACATGCGACTGGACGATGTCCTCGCTGTGATGGGCAGCATGTCGGCTGGATCCACTGACTGCTCGCTGCCGATGGTGGATGCGAAGAACAAGCGCATGAGCGGTGTGGACCTCTTCACCGTCATCACTGACAACGAGACCTACGCCGGTCGCGTGCAGCCGGTGCAAGCCCTGCGCGACTACCGCAATGCCTTCAACAAGACGGCCAAGCTGTGCGTGATCGGTACCTCGGTATCGAACTTCACCATCGCTGATCCGAAGGATGCAGGCATGATGGACATCGCCGGCTTTGACTCTGCGGCACCGCAGATCATCGCTGACTTCGCTTCCAAGCGCTAATTGAAAGGGACTTCGGTCCCTTTCTTTTTGAGGAGACAAATGTATGAAAGAAATCGTTCAACTCCTGCTTGAGGCGCCAGACAATCAACTCGACGAACAGGCCAAAGTCTTCATCAAGCAATGGGATGAGGTGCCAACTGCTCTTCAGATTTTGAAGGTGCTGGACATCTGCGTGTACGCAGCCTTGGCGTCAAGCTTCACCATGAGCGTTCTGAACGTGATGTACGAAAACGCGTTGAGGGCTGAAGGCAAGAAGCATGAAGACCTCGTATCACTCGCAACTTGGCGAACGAACGGAACGATGGAATAACCTTCGCTCACATATATCAAGGGACCTAAAGGTCCCCTTTTCGTTTCCAGTTTTGCGTTACAACTTCCGTCACCGTTACAGATTAGTTTTCCACGCGTCCGCGGTTGTAGTACATTTACCCTAACGCAACAAACTTGTGGAAACGATCATGAAGAAGCTGAAGCAAGAAATCACTGAAACGACCGTGGAAGTGAAGACCAGCCCTCGCCGCAACAGCCTCAAGGTCACCTACCCTGGTGGTGATGTGCTGAAGATCATCCACACCAACGCTGGCCACAAGATCGAAACGGATGGCATCCGCATGCGCGGCCAAGTCTCTGACGCCACGATCTGCAAGATCCTGACGTATGTTCGCACCTACGCCAGCAACACCGAATCCGACACCGCCCGCTTCAAGCGCCTGGCCGAGTTCTTCCTGGCCACCGCATCCATCAACGAAGCCATCGCACGCTTCTGATCATCAACCACCACAACCGATTCGTTAGGAGTTCATCATGAAGGTTCGTCAAATCAAGCGCCGCTTCTTCCGCCATGTTTCCCTGGCCGTCTCTGCCGCAGTCGCGACCAAGAAGATCATCGAGCGCTTCGAAGTCCGCCGCAAGAAGGACGATGAGCTGGTCGCCACCGTTGCCACCGAAGCCGAGGCAAATGCCTTGATCGAAAAGGCCAAGTCTCAAAAGCGCGCTTCGCTGTACAGCGTCAACGTTGTCACGACCGCGTAATTCCATCAACTTCGAGGTCATCATGTTCACGATCTTTGCGTGGCTTGGTTGGAAAGCTGATGAGTTCTACAGCTGGCTGAACACCAAGCTTCCGCAACTCATAGGAGATGAATGATGCGACAGCTAGCTGAAGCAACCATCGCGCGTAAGCTGAACAAGCTTGGTGCACAAGTCTTGGCTCAGTACCCCGAGATCAACGCCGGTGGTTGCTGTGTTTACGCAGCGCTGATCAGCGCAAAGCTCGCCAAGATCGTTTCCAACGTTCAAGTGCGTGTTGAAGGGCACTCCTCCGCGCACAACGAGAACATCGACCACATTCGCCCCCGCGTTGCGAATGAAGGAAACGATTGGAACTGCCATGGGGTGTACTTCAATCACGTGATCGTGACCTATGAAGTCAATGGCCGAACATGGTACTACGATGCACGGGGCGCAGGCCGTCAATATGTGCCGTTGTGCTCTGAGCGCCCCAAAAAGATTGGTCACAAGTCGCTTTACGCGGGGTCGCTGACCATTACCGAGGCCTCGTACTTGGCCTCTGAGTCATGGCGCTGGAATTCCAGCTTTGACCGCGCAGACCTCACGGATCTGATCGAACTGGTGGATGCCTTCTTCCAGAAGGAATTCAAGGTCCACTAAGGAGTATCCATGCAAACCCCGCAAAGTCTGGAAGAACTCGAAAGCGCCATCGCTTGTGCTCTCACAAAAGCCCAAGGCTTGGTTGAACTTTCAGGCTGGGTGAGCAAGCAAGTGGTTGAGGAGGCAGCCAAGGAACTAATTGCTGCCATCCGCGAATCGCAAGAATCGGGTGTCCCACTTTCACCATGCCAACGTCTTGCCGGCGAAGCTATCATTGCGCACGTTCAACGAGCGCTCGACGTTTGGTGGCGGGCAACCTGAACACGAAAAACATACCAGGTCACGAACAGACTACAATAAGTCAACTACAATAGGATCAATATGAATGACGATCTGAACTTTCGTGATATGCTGGTTGCAGCCCGCTTCTGGCTGTTAGGCATGGCGGTCTCCAATCCTCAGTACAACATCGTGCTGAACGTGATGGAAGCTGCTCGCAAACACCACAATGGTGAGCGCAATGGCGGCGAGCCGGAGTTCATCCACCAGCTGCAAATCTTCCACAGCCTGCGTACTGTTCACCTGCACCTGCGCAACCCCATCATCGTGTACTGCTTGGTCTTCGCGCACGACATGCTCGAAGACAAGAATCAGAAGACTGGCAAGTGGGTCGCTCCTGAAGAAATGCGAGCAATGCTCGCCGAGCTCGCTGACGTTGTGATGCCCAAGCTCGTCAAGATGTCCAAGGAAATCCTTGGCCAAAAGAACGCTGGCTACAGCCTGACCGAGATCTTCTCAGACCCTGACACAAGTGTTGCCAAGTTCGCCGACCGCCTGAACAACGTGAGCACGATGCTCGGCATCTTCAAGCGCGCACGTTTGATTCGGTACGTGGATGAGACCAAGAACGAGTTCATCCCTGGTCTCGACATCTCACTGAGCCTGTTTCCTGATCAGGAAGGCGTGTACGAGAATTTCCGCCTTGGTCTGAACGACCGCATCAAGCTCATCGAACAATTTCTGAACGGTCTGCAAATCAGCGACTGAGAGGCACACTATGAATCCCTATTCCCGATTTGATCACGAACAGCAGTTGCTCGAATGCTGGGGCGTTGTGAAGGATCTCGGCACCATTTTGGAAGCGACAGAATCTATGAATCTGCCTTCAGCTCAGCTCGACGAACTGCAGAATTTGTTGATCGGGGTGCAAGCTCTGTATGACCGCAAATTCGACAAGCTGTTCAGAATGTTTGAACAAAGCATCTCAGAGGGTACACAACGTGCTGGGTAACATTTACCGCTTCAAGGACGCCGGCATCCAGTACGTTCTGAGCGAGCCGTACGTGTTCAATGGCAAGACCGTCGTGGAGGTAGGCCAACCCTTCATCCGCCTCGGCTCACCTATGATGGTCCGGTTGGACGCGGACGAAAAGGTCAAATGGTCCGGCATTGCGTACCTCGAAGTGTCGCAGGCGACGCATGTGTACAACCTCGGCCCTGTCGAAGACGGCTATCGTTCAATGACCCCAGAACTGGTGCGTGTCATTCCCAAGAAAAAACGTACTCGTAAGAAGGCAAGGAAGTGATGGATCGCGCCCAAGAAATCTTCAGGTTCAGACGCGCCTTGATCTTGCCAGAAACGCAATCCATGAAGCGCTTGTAATCATGCGTGGCGCAGATCCGCGCGAAAATGGCATGGATTTTGACACATTGGACGGACACATGAAGGCCTACGATATGCTGATCGAGTTCAAGAAAGAAATGATGGAGCTTTAGATCCAATGAAAAGTTGGATCCTTCTTGACGAGATGCTTTGAAATGCCAGCATGTTTAGCGGCCAAACCCAAACTGTCAAACATGATCCCTCCGTAAGAACACTTTTTGGATCTTGCATTGGCAGAGCCCGTCAAGGCTCTGGAAATGTTTTCTTTGTGTTCGACAGAAGCTTTCCTTCCAATCTTTGAAGCAGCCATGTTTTGACGAGATTGTTCTGTGTGCTTTAGTCCAGTTAGCGCCTGTTTCATCTTCTCGACGGCTTCAGGAGATTTTGGTTTGCCTGAATTTGATTTGCTGATTTTCAATCGCACTTCTGGTGGTCGTGGAAGTCTTGGCGCACTTGCTCGCATTTTTGCTCTTGTCTCATCAGAGTGTTTACCACCGAGGAACGATGGGCACGGCCGCTCGGTAACATTTAGGAAATCTGATCGCCTTCCAACTCCCATTCTTCGGAGAACGGTTGACTCATGTTTTCTGGCTTTTGTTTGCGTCTCAAATGTTTTGCGAACAGTGATGATGTCTGGTTCACCATGCTGTTTTCGAAAAGCGTTGACATGTTTTGAACTGGTGAAGTATCGTGTCCACAGGTCAGAAGGTGAGCACCCGCTCTTCCACTGAACCCCATAATAGAAAACACGATGCTTAGACCAACCGATAAGATATGTGTAAGGTGTTGTCATGGAGATATTTAGATGATTCGTATGATCCTCGCCGTTGACAGCGGCAACGCGATCGGCTGGAAAGATGGGCGCCTGCCGTGGAAGATCCCCGCTGACATGAAGCGCTTCAAGGAGCTGACTTCTGGTGGCACGGTGGTCATGGGCTGGAGTACGTACAAGTCCCTCAATATGCGTGATGGATTTCCCAATCGTAAAAACTACGTGCTGACACGCCGTCCATACTCAGAGATTCGCGGCCAGTTCGGTGACGTGAACATCATCTCCAGTCTCGACTACATTGAGCGTTTAGGCTCAAAGTGCACAATGGGTGTTGGGTGTGACACTGCTGGCGTTTGTTACGCTGCCGCTCAAGGTGAGCCTGAACAGTGTCCCGCGGATGACAACATCTGGATTATTGGTGGTGCCTCCGTGTACGACCAGGCACTCGATCGCCAGATCGTTGACGAGATTTACTTGACGCTTGTTCACGAAAACTCGGGCGCCGATGTGACGCTCACACATGATATGTCGGCGTGGAAACTCTTCGTGATGGAGCAAGCGAAACTCGGCGTGGTTTGGAACATGACTGACATTGTGGTTCCAACTGTAACCCTTCCGTCACCAGGCATAACCTTCATCAAGTTGGAGAAACAGCAATGAACCCCTTCAAGCCCACAGGATTTGACAACATGATCGGCAAAGGGCTGATCATCGACGCAACAACTGTTAGACTGCCATTGGCGTCAACCATGATCATTGATGGGGAGTTGAACGCCACCACCATTCAGATGGTCGCGGACTCAACGGCAAGTACAGGACTGCTTGACAAGATCACGCCGTCACCAAACCCAATGAAAACTACTCTAGTGGTAGGTGGAAAGGTAACTTGTACCGGCGAACTGAATGTGAGTAACGTGACAGTGACTGGTGAGTTGACGGCCGACGTCGTGATCTGCGAAGGAATGTTGGCAGTCAAGGCCGGGGCCAAGATCACTGCGAAAGAAATTCGCTATCGTTCCATTACAATTGAGGATGGCGCTGTGATTCTTGCACAGGTCGGTCACCTTGATTATTTGTCATGTGGAGAGCAAGTGTGAGCCAAAAGATTACCGTTTTGGTAGCGTTCATTGTCTTCGTTCTGAGCGTACACTCGTGCACCACACACGATGAAGAATCCAACTCGCCGGCCTGCTACGTGCATGGCTATCATTGTTAACTTAACCTGAAAAATTACCTGTCAGCACAGTTATATCCGCATAGAATAGACCCTGAGGCCGCAAGCTTTCTTTAATCCTTCACCTTACAGGAGCACCATCGCAATGTCAGCTCTCAAGTCCCTCGCATCGAAGTTCGCAACGAAGTTCGCCACTCCCGAAGTCATGACGCTCGAGCAATACCTCGAGCTCTGCTCCACCAACCCGCTGGCGTACGCCACAGCAGCTGAACGCATGGTCGCAGCCATTGGTGAACCGACCGTCGTCGACACCTCTGAAGATCCCCGCCTGTCGCGCATCCACAGCAACAAGAAGATCCGCGTGTACCAAGCGTTCAAGGACTTCTACGGCGCTGAAGACGCCATCGAACGTCTGGTCGCCTACTTCCGCCATGCTGCTGACGGTCTGGAAGAATCCAAGCAGATCCTGTACCTCAAGGGTCCAGTCGGCGGTGGCAAGTCCTCCATCGTGGAACGTCTGAAGTCCCTGATGGAAGTTCACCCGATCTATGTGCTGCACGATCCTTCCGAGAAGGACCCTGAGTTGCAGACCTCTCCCGTCTTCGAATCCCCGCTGGGTCTGTTCAGCAAGGACGACCCTGACCATCAAGCGGTTCTCGAAGGTGCTGGCATTCCGCTGCGCTACGCAAGCCAAACTGTTCTGTCTGGTTGGGCCCTGCAGAAGCTGAAGGAATTTGGCGGCGACATCACTCGCTTCCACGTGGTCAAGCTCATTCCGAACAAGGACACCCAAGTTGGCGTGATGAAGGTCGAGCCAGGCGATGAGAACAACCAAGACGTGTCGGTGCTGATCGGCAAGACAGATCTGCGCAAGCTCGAGAAGTTCTCGCAAAACCACCCGTACGCCTACACCTACTCTGGTGGTCTCAACCGCACGAACCAAGGCCTGATGGACTTCGCCGAAATGTTCAAGGCGAACATCAAGACCCTGAACCCGCTGCTGATGGCGACCCAAGAGCACAACTACAACGGCACGGAAGCGATCCCAGCAATGCCCTACACCGGCATCATCTGTGCGCACTCCAACGAGAGCGAATGGTTCGCGTTCAAGAACAACAAGACCAACGAAGCGTTCCTGGACCGTGTGTACATCGTGGACGTTCCATACTGCCTCCGTGTCGACGAGGAAGTGAAGATCTACGAGAAGATGCTCAAGTCCTCCTCGCTGGCCAAGGCCCCGATCGCGCCAAAGACGCTGGACATGCTCGCAAAGTGGATGGTTCTGACTCGCCTGGTCGAGCCACAGAACAGCACCATCCAAGCGAAGCTCGCGGTGTACAACGGCGAGAACGTGAAGGACAAGATGCCGACTGCCAAGCCGTACGAAGAGTACCGCGAACAAGCTGGTGTCAACGAGGGCATGAACGGCATGTCTACTCGCTTCGCCTTCAAGATCCTGTCGCAAGTCTTCGACCTGCGCCCTGAAGAGAAACAGGCCAACCCTGTGGACCTGATGTTCGTGATCGAAGAAGCGATCAAGAAGGAAGCGCTGCCTGAAGAGACGCACAAGCGTTACCTCGCCTTCATCAAGGAACACCTGCACAAGTCGTACTTCGAGTACCTGGAAGGTGAACTGCGCAAGGCGTATCTGGACAGCTTCGACAGCTTCGGCCAGAACATGTTCGAGCGGTACTTCCTGTTCGCCGAAGCATGGATCAGCGATGAGCAGTGCCGTGACCCTGAGACGCACACCATCCTGAACCGTGAAGCGCTGAACGCACGACTTGAAGAAATCGAGAAGCCGGCGGGAATCATCAACGCCAAGGACTTCCGCAACGAGATCGTGAACTACGTCCTGCGCTACAAGAACAAGAACGGGAACGCTCCTCGTTGGAACGAGTACGAGAAGATCAAGGTTGTCCTCGAGAAGCGCATGTTCAGCGCCACCGAGAACATCATGCCTGTGGTGACCTTTGGTCCGAAGCAGGACAAGGATCTCGATGAGAAGCACTCGAAGTTCCTGGAGCGTATGCTTGACTCTGGCTACACCGAAAACCAAGTCAAAGTGCTCGTCAGCTGGTGGTCAAACCAAAAGAAGCAATGATGTTCAAAAGCTGCCACCCAGCGTTCTTACCAACAGAAAGTGGCAGCTTTCTAACATAAGAGTTGTAAAGGCTCTTACGGTTAAGACCATGCTTGAGACAGAATTCGTCAAGCTTGCCATGAACAACGTACTCATTGCCTAGAGGGTCCTTGATAATGAAAGTTGATCTTGGTTTTTGAGGTCGACTAATACCCTTCAAGGCCTTTGACAAATTTTCACGATGAGCTTCACTGAGGGTTCGCCCCTTCATTGAAGCCGAAATCAAAGCATTATGCTCTGGGGTGTGTTTTGGTTTCGGTTTCCCAAGATGTGCGGCGGCAATCTTTGCCTTAACCTCCGCAGGTCTAGCTCTCGAATAATGACCGGCTCCAGTGTTGTCTGATCCGCTGATGCAACGGTTACAAAGGGTTCCATAAGGCTCTTTACCTAGTCTCCCAAATTGCGCAATCAGTTTTGCTTCTTCACTTAGTGCTTCATTCTTTGTTAACCCATTACGGATTTCAATTATGGGTTCAAGATTCTGCTTGAATAATGCCCTTAGTTCTGCAGTGAATGCTCTATTGTGAGTCGTTTTACCGTGCTGAATCTTGCTCCAATGTGAAGATGCCCGGTAAACCTGACCCTCACCGACATAGAAAGCAATGTTGGTGATAGGATGATAATAGATATACACGCAAGACATAGATGCTCCAGTTTGAACTTAACTTATTTAGCGGTGTAGAAAGAACACATGTCAAACAGTAATCTTCCGAAAGCAACGTACATTTTCGTGGATCGTCGTAAGACGGGTCGCGGCAAGTCGTTGCCAAATCGCCAGCGCCTGCTGCGCCGCATCAAGGACGCCATCCGCCAGTCGAAGCCAAAGGACATCGATGCAGGTGGTGTTAAGGGCGCCACCAATGGTTCTGGCCCAGCAAACCCGGTCTCCGTGACTCGTGACTGTCTGCACGAACCTACTCTGCATTATGATGGCAACAGCGGCGAATACGACGTGGTTCTCATCGGAAATGACGTGTGGGAACGTGGTGACGAGTTTCCAATGCAAGGTGGAGGCGGTGGCCGTGGAAACGGTGCCGGTCAAGGTGGTGGTGATGACACCGAAGATGACTTCGTTGTCAACGTCAGTCGTGAGGAGTTCTTCAATGTCTTTTTTGAAGACTGTGAACTTCCCGACCTGCAGGAAACCAACGCGAAAGAACTGCCTGAGACGATGCCTAAGCACGCGGGCTTCCAGAAGGAAGGCAATCCCGCTCAGCTGAGCGTCATTCGTTCGTACAAGAACGCACTTCCTCGCCGCCGCGCGCTGTCTGCTGATTCTCGCGCTGAGCTTGAAGAGCTGGAAGAGAAAATCAAGCAGTACGAAGATGGGACGCATCCTCAGTGCGCAAGCCTTGCCAAGGCTGAGATCGAAACCATCATCATTCAGTTGATGGCTCGTTGTGAAGAGCTCAGGGCCAAGATTGCTGGAGTGCCGTTCTTCGAGAAGCTCGATCTGCGTTACACAAAGAAAGAGAAGGTACTTGTCAAGTCCGCCGATGCCGTGTTCTGTATGATCATGGACATCTCTGGTTCGATGGATGAAGACAAAAAGCGCATCGCCCGC